CCTATCATTTGAAGTGGTCGGAAATGACTACTATGCAGGAAGGCGGCTGGGACGATCCGACGATCGTGCACGAGATCTATACGCACCTTGCGGCCCAGGATGCTAACGCGGATATCGAGACCATGAAGGCTTTCTATAACGGACAAAATACTAACAAAATTACTAACGAAAATGAAAAAGTACAGGAATAAAGCCACGTATAGCAGTTTCACAATGGGTTCGAGTCCCGTACGGGTCACCAATAGAAAAGTGCGAGAAATGATAAGTTTCTCGCACTTTTTGTTTATTTATCTTACGTTTTCGGTGGTGATTATCGACTCATTCGACGTGTAGCCATTCACGCGAGAAAGCCACGATTCAACACTGAAAGCGCAAAATAAGCGGCGTTTTTACTAACGGTTTTACTAACGTCAGAATCAGCCCTTGTCGTCTTCTTCCTTCGCCCCGGCTATCGGCGCGGCCTCTTCGGCCTTGCCCTTGAGCACGCGCGCGCCGGAGATTAACCACTCGGGAATCGGCGCTCCGAGTTTTTTGACGTTTTCTAAAATTGATCCCATTTCGGTAAAGAAGTACCAAATGGAAACGACCAGCGTGACGTAATTCCCATAGGGCAGACTGCCGTCAAAAATGGTTCCGGCTTCCGTGTGCAAAATAACGGATATGGCGATGTCGCACAGTGCCGCAACACAAAGGGCGATCAGTTCGCCGAGTTTGTGCCAGAGTCCTTCACGCGCAGCCTGGCTTGTCCATGTGCCGGTTGCTTTGGCTGCAATCGTCCCTGTGATGTAGTCCAGGGCGATGGCGATGACTAACAGAAATATGGACCAGCCGACCCAGCCCCAAAGTGCGGTGAGAAATGCCACGCCTGCGGCCAAAAAGGCCTTCAGCTCTTGTGCTTTGTTAGGTGCGTTCATATTGTTGCCTCCTATTTATTTATCAGTGATTCCCAGCATTGCCCGTCACACGTGCCTGTCACGGGCAGCTTGTGCATGGTTTGGAATTTCCGCAGCGCGGCCTCGGTGCCGGTGCCAAATTCCCCGTCGCACGTTCCGTCGCGTCTGACGGTGTTTTTTGGGCTGCACCCGTGTAGGATCAGCTGCGACTGCATTTCCTGCACGTAATAGCCCGTATCCCCGCGCCGCAGTTCCGGTAACTGCACGACCACGGCGTACAGTTCGCGCTCCGGTTCGGCCGGTGCGGGCTCGCCCGTGTACCGAAGCGCACAATCCCAGCCGCTCGAATAGACGTAATACGGCTGCACGCGGATCTCGTTCCCGGACTGGTCGCCCTGGATAGAGTTCCCCTCGCTGCTGCGTGCGTGCACGATGCGGCCGCCGCCGATGCACATGGCGGTGTGGTTGCGCTCATTAAGTAACACGTCGCCGCGCTGAAGGCCCTCGCCGGTGACCAGGTTGACAGTGGCGGTCACGTCGGCGAAGCCGCAGGCGAGGAAGGCCGCCTTCATGTTACCGGTGTAGCTCGCGCCCGCGTCGCGCACCGGCACGCCGGCCTGCTGCCAGGCTGATATTACCAGCGAGGAACAGTCATAGTCCGGCCCCCAGCGGTTGGCCTGTGAATAGCCGTGCCGGTTGTCATCCGCGATGCTGACAGCCCATTGCACAGCGTTTTCTATTACGCTCATTTAATCTAATCATCATCCTCCAACAGTCCGGAGCTGGCGCGTTCGTCCTCATCGACGGCCGCGCCGAGCTGCGCCAGGGCGGCGGCCTGCCGTTGGATAATGGCCGCCTGCCGCTCGCACAGTTCCGTCAGTTCCTCGATGGTCCGATATAACTCGGCGCCCATCATTCACCGTCCGCGTCCAGGAGCGCCTGCACAGCAGCTCTCCAGCGCTGCGGTACGTCCTCGATGGTCATGCCGCCGGCCTTGATTTTGCGATAGTAGATCTTCGCCATGATTATTCACCTCCAATCAGTCCTGCCAGCTCAATGAGGGCGTCGGCCTGCTCGTCGAGCCGCAGCTTGATGATATCCAGCTCCGAAGGAACGGGGATGTCAGGCTGAGGCATGTCGTGCTCGATTTCTTCCGCCGTGCGGGAGACGACGTGCCCGTTCTGGTACTTATAAATGGGGATGCCGTGTTCCTCGGTGATCGGCTCGCCGATGATTTCGGGAACCTCGTACCAGCCGGTATTCCCGCTCATGTTATTGGGATTATAGGCCGTGATCCTGTTGGATCCATCAACAAAAACGTACATTAGAATTTCTCCTTCCGGTTGATCTTCGTGCCGTAGCCGAACAGCTCATGAAAGAGTTTGTCCATGCTGCGCACGGTCTTGTGACTGTTGTAGTCCTTCAGTATGTATCCTCGGTACGAATTGTGCGCGCAGGTGATTTGTTCCTGCCCGAGGAGCCCGGCGTCGAGGAAGCGCCGAAACTTCTTCAGCTTTCGCCGGTGCCGCGCGGTGTTCACCTTGCAGGGCTTCACGATAACCTTTCCCGTCGCGGTCAGGTAGTAGACGCCCTTCATATAGGGGAAGCCGTGCGACAGCTTGACAATCTGCGTCTTCTTCCGGTTCAGCCGGATTCCCTTCTCCTTGCACAGCCGGTCGATTTCTTCCAGACAGTGCCATAGATACGCCTTGTCCTCATGAATGAGATAACAGTCGTCCATATAGCAGCCGTATTCCTTCACGCGCAGGACCTCTTTTACATAGTGGTCGATGCTGCTGCGGTAGGAGACGGCGAGGATCTGCGATACCTGGCTTCCGATTCCGAGGCTCTTTTCTCCAAACGGTTCAATGAAATACCGGCAGAGTTCAAAGATTCTCTTATCCTCGAAAGCCTTGCCCAGAAGGTCATAGACCGGCGCGTGCTGGATGTTGTCGAAGTAGCCGCTGAAATCCATCAGCAGAACATACCCGGCGTTGCTGCCGGTTCTCCGGTAGAATTGGTGAAGGTGGTGTTTCAACCGGTCGCGGGCAAAGGAGATTCCCTTGCCTTCGAGAGACGCGCCGTTGTCGTAAATCAGGCTCCTGCTGAGAACGGGGACAAGGGCGTTATCGCACAGAGACCGCTGCGCGACACGTTCCTTGAAGTGGACGGACTTGATATGCCGTTTCTTTCCGCGCTCCACAAGGTCAAATTCAATGAAGCCCATCGTTACATCTTCGCCCGCAATCAGCTTTTGCCGCAGGGTGACGATGTTCCGAAGCCAGCTCATGAAATACCGCTGCACCGATGCCTTCCATCGTATGGACTTCCCGGACAGCCGAGCCGCCCGGAAGAGCGCGTTGCAGGTGCATAGGTTCTCGTAGTTGTCATACTGTGCTATGGCGTCGCGCCGCTTTTCTTGTCGTCTCCGCTTTCGACGTTCATAGCGTGCTTTGTGTCTCTCTTCACTGGTCATAGAATTCGGTACGGCGTACAGGCCTTATTATCGAGCGCCGTTCTACCTGCTTAGCATCGGGGCATGAAAGCGAGCTGTTGCGCTGGCCCGCCCATGCAAGCAGCGTCCGCCCCTTGCATCGTCGTACATATTTACCCTCCTTTTTTCAAAGTACGGGACGGTTATCGGCTCCTTCCATAATAGAGGCACGGATTTCAGCCTTTTTGGCTTACTTTGACAGGCCATTTCTTGACCAAAGAAATATCAGGAATCAGAGCGGCGCGCGGATGTTGGTGTTGGCGGCGTTGTTGTTGTTGGCGTTGCCGTTGTTGTTGACATTCGCGAAATTCGTGGCCGTGGTGGCGGTCTCCAGCCACCAGTTGCAGCGTTTACAGCCGATAACCTGCTGGGATTATTTGCTTTTCTGAATTTTGGCGTTCTTCTTCAGGCCGCGCAGCAGTTTCAGCTCCTGCGCCAGAAGAATGCCCGCCTGCTCTACCCGGTCGGGCGTCACGCTTTCAATGGCCCACACGCAGTCTTGCAGCTGCGTGAACAGGGTTTCGCCCGCCTCAATGGCCCGCTGGATGTACTCTTTGCGAACCTTTAGGGAATATTCGTCAACCGGGAATCGTGTCTCCGCCTTGGTCATATAGTTACGCATCTCATGGTAACTGTTGATCATCGGTACCACGTCGGTGTAGAGCGTGCGTTTGGGGAAAATATTCGTATTCCCCGTGATACGGCGCAGCTCGATATAAAAATCTGTCGCCACGTCGTAGTATTCCCTTCCAGTCGGCTGGCGGTTCCTTGTATATACGTTACTCACGATCGTTCCTTTCCGGGAGGCGCCCCATAAAGGGGCGCTGTATAGGTGTTAGGTGAGGAGGAAGCAGAGCGGCGCGCGGATGGTGGTGATGGCGGCGTAGCTGTAGCCGGCGTGGCCGTAGTAGTCGACACGCGCGAAATACGTGGCCGTGGTGGCGGTACCCAGCCACCAGTAGCAGCGTGCGCCACCGTCGCCGGCGCCCTTCATGATATGGCGGGAGCTTCCGGCAAAGATCGGCCACTGATTGTACAGGTTGCCGGCCTCGTAGCCGCCTGCGTTGCCCCACACAGGGGCTCCGTAAACCTCACGCTCCGTGGGCAGGAACAGCCTGCCGCGGTCGTTCCACGCCCAGGACGTCGGGGAGCCTGCGCCCGCAGCCATGGTAGGTAACATCGCGCGCATGCCCTTGTTGTTCGGGCCTTTGAAGACATAGGGGCCGAGCGCGGTGTTCTCCAGCAGCTTGATAATGCCGTTCTCTGCGTCGTTCAGCGTAGCGTACAGCGCGGAGCCGAGCCACGGGTTGACCGCCGCCGTGTCATACCAGGTGCTGTTTTCGCTGCGCATCTGCAGCGTGGGGGGCAGGCAGTCGCGGGAACACATCAGGATGTGCTGCGCTGAGAGGGAAGTGTCTCCGTGCAGGAGATAGGGGTTGATCGCCGCCACTTCCGCTTTGACGAGCGCGTTCAGAGTCTTGTCCGCGTCCGCTGCTGCGTCGTGGAAGGTGCCGCTCAGGGTGACGGGGAAGAAGTCCCCGATGTGAATTTTGGAGAAATCGCCCGCCGCAATCGCCGCATGCAGCGCCGCCGCGTTTTCAAATTCCTCCGACAGATCGTTGCCGCCGTAGCCTTCAATCAGGGGCGTGCCGTTGGCCGCCCGGAGATCGTAGGTTACACCGTCAACTTCCATCTGGTCCAGATATGGTCTGTTTGCCATACAGTTGAACTCCTTTCGTGTTAGGCCGTCGGCTTATCGTCTACGAAGATCGTGAAGGACGGGGAGGACAGTGCCGCCTGCCCTCTGGAAAGCCCAAAGCACGCCGTAAGCCTGCCGACGCTGGCCGTGAATGTGGCGGGCAGCGTGACCTCGATACGGTTATCGACAATCTCGCATGCCGCGCTTATATATGAGCCGTCAGCCTTTCGTGCCGCAAGGACGGCGGCGGTGCCGTCCGTGATGATATAGGGAGTGCCGCTCTCCGTTATCAGCACGGACAGGCGCTTTGCCGTGTCCTCTCGTCTGACGGTCACATACTCCTGTGAATCCTGCTTGTCCAAGTCAAGGGAAAAGCGATAGGTGGAATTGTTCATGTGGTCCTCCTTTAGTGTCGTCCTGACCAGTAATCAAAGCTGCGAGCCCAGCCCTGTGTATTCCACACGGCCGAGGCCTGCCCGTAGGACATTTCCCCTCTGTTGATGGCCGAGCGGAGAGCATAGCCCAGCTCGTCCTGTTTCAGGCTGTCGTTGCCGTCGATGTCTGCGTTGACAAGGATCTCCGTAAACCGGTCAAGGCTCATGCTGTCGGAAAGCTGAGATTCCCACACGCCATAGGCAGCCTGCTTCTTCTCGCTGCCGTACAGGGGAGCCGCCGAGCGGAAGCCATCATAATCGCTGACGCCGGCAGGCGCGGCCTCCGGGGTGAACGGCGTCCGGTCATCTGTGGCCGGTGTGAAGCTCTGGCGCGTCGTGGCTGTGGCCGTCGCGGTGGAGGCTGCGGCGCCGCCGCCGTTCTTTGATGCCCATTTCTGGAAATCAGTCTTCCATCCCTGCGCATTCCAGATCGCTTCTGCCTGCTCCTGCGTGATGTTCCTGCGCTCCAGTT